TGTCCGATTGTCACTGGCGTAGCACAACTCTGCATAGTCCATCCAATCGGCAGGCCCATCAGCGTCTCCACCCACCTCGGGTTCAGTTTGCCGTTGCTCGGCGTTGCCCACTGCGGGTTCTGCACCGATGCTGCCAGATTCGGACTCCTGCCGCTCCCCTGCTTCGTCTTCCCCTCGGCAACCGCCATCTTGACCTGCGCTCTGCGCTCCATCATCGACGCATGGAACTTCTCCCACGGCGTCCCGTCGTTGGCGTTGGTTGCGTCCGGTGTCGGCCACAACTCTTGGCGGCTCCCACCAGAACTGCTGCTCGCCGGGGCGGGAGGGCCATGCATCTCTGCCACTATCGCCCCCACCAGCCTGTCCCTGCGGTTGCGGTGCGTTCCGTCCGGATTCACCGCATCCAGCGAGCAACCCGTCGTATCCTTCCAGTCCCGCGCCTTTGCGGTGGGCCATGATAAACACCCGCTTTCGTTGGTGAGGCGCACCAACCTCGCTCGCACTGAATACTCCCCACGTCGGTTCGTAACCCAGTTCTTCCAGATCACTGAGCACGCTGGAGAGTCCCAGCGTGATGTGCCCTTCGACGTTTTCGAAGAACACGGTTTGGGGTCGCAGAACTCGAATGCCGTCTGCGATGGCTGGCCAGAGGTGGCGGGGATCGTCGGCGCCGAGTCGTTTTCCTGCCGCCGAGAAAGGTTGGCAGGGATAACCTCCAGAGAGGAGGTCCACTCGGCCAGAAAACGCTCCCCAAGGGAAGGATTTGAGATCGCTCCAGATTGGAGCCGGGTCAAGGTGCCCCGATTCCATGCGCGATAGAAGTAGTTCGACGGCGGCTGATTCCCTCTCGCAGTAAGCGACTGTGCGCAGATTTGGGACAACTCTTTTGAGTCCGAGGTCGAGTCCCCCGTACCCGGAGCACAGAGAGAGATGAGTTGGTGAGGTAGTATCCACATTACTTTGTCTTGTTAGTTAATAGTGCGCCCCCTGTGCCTTGTGGGCCAGTGTGCGCGATGTTGTGTTTGTTGGTTTCTGCATTGCTGGGTTGAGATTCGTTTTCGGAATGCCTCGCAATCGAGCGGGGCGGGGTCTTCCTCGCGTCGAAACTGCACGGGAGGGTGGTGATAGCGGAATGGGGGTTTTCGATTCGTTTTGATGCCTTTCTGTTCTTCCTCCCCCCTTTTCCCGTCGTCGGCCCCCACCACCCACCCCACCCCACCCCAGCCCCCACCACCCCACACCCCCCCCCGAGGGGGTGTGGGTGTGTGGTGGGGGCGGTGGGGTTGGGGGGTGTGTGGATGGGGACGACAGGAGGGAGGATAAAAAATAAAAGAGAGAGCATGGCGCGCGGCGGTATTAGATTGCGTGTTTGTTTATTCTGCTGCCTCGTCTCGGTGACGCTTAGGTTGACGGCTTTTGAACGTGCGGTTTGCCGTGAACTTCCCATCCTCTTTTTCCTCTTTTTCCTCGGGAGGCAATGGTGCGGCGTATCGCCAGAAGACTCCCTCTGCGGCGTGGTCGATGCGAATGCGATGCGACCGCTCGCCATCCTCGGTCGTCATCGCGGCTCGTTTGCCACGCTTGCAGAGGGTGAGTGCGAACGCGCCACGCTGACCGTCCTTGCGGTCAGGTTCCCGTTGCAGCACGGCCACCTCTCGAGACCAGTTGGTCAACTCGCTCGACCCTGCACCGAGGTAAGCGATTTCAGACGCTGATGCTCGCGGGTTGGCTTCGGATTTCGGCTTGCTGGTGTGGTGGACGAGGATGACCACGCACCCAGTTTCGTCGAGGATGGGTTGCAGGGTGTTTCTGAGGAATACGCTCATGCTCTTCTGATCCATCACGTCACCCCCGAAGTAGGCCATCAGCGGGTCAATGATGACCACCTCCAAAGAGTGCTCCTTGATCAGTTGGCGAAGGATTCCGAGGAACACGCCCCCGGTCTTCGTGTTCTCGCGAAAGAACCTGAGGTTCTGCTGTAGGGTCTGCCCGATGCCTGAGACACCCCTTCCTGCCGCGCATAGCCACACTAACGCGCCCTCCATCGCTTCCTTGACGTCTCCCCAGTCGTTCTCTGCTTGGATGATACCGACTCGCATGGGTTTCTCTTCCGGGTGCTTGATTCCGAAGAACGGAACCCCCGAGGCCATAGCGGTGGCGAACTGAAGGACGAACGACGATTTGCCGACGCCCGAAGATGACACGATGGTGAGGGAACCTCCCTTGCACAACCAGCGGTCACCTAGGATGCACGTCGGGTCGGGTGCAATCTCAACCGCTCGGAGCGCATCGAGTGACATCGCTTGCGGAAGGTCTCTTTGGCGCATCCACGCCTCGAACTCCTCCCACGTTTCTGGACCGCACCTCAGCGAGATGAGCCTTTGCCATTGGTCACCACGTCGGCACCCCGGAAGCCGCGAGAATCGCCCGGGGTTCTTGTTCGCGGGACACGGTCCTGCGTCCTCCAGATAGGAGTAAACGACATCCCTGCGTGATTCCCAAGTGCGCTTGTCGGGTGCATCGACGCGAACCCAGCCATGAAACGACCTTCCCCCGCTCGAGACGATAGCGGTGAGCGGGAGATTGCTCGCTTTGAGCACGTGCAGCTGCTCGGCCTCAGGGAGGTCGTCGAACTCGATGAGGACGTGACGGAATGCGGCGACGTTGCTATCTGCCCCCGTCACTGACTCCCGCTGGTAGGGGTTAATGCGAATCCAACGGCCACTCTCCGAATCACAGGTGAATGGGTTGTCCCCCGCCTCGATTTGTTCAACGAACCACTCCAACGGCTTGAACGTACCGTGCGAACCGGGTCTGTGCTTGCCATCCTCACCCTCGGCGGCTTGCGTGCAGATAGAGATGATTTCACCCGGCAGAAACGCGGCCTTGAGGAAGTCCACCGTCGAGTTTCGGTCAATGTTCGGAAGGTCAACGGGAGGCAGTGCATTCCGCGAAACGATAAACCGACCAGTCGGGGAGATGGTTTGGTGCGAGGTCTCGAGCTTCGCCCCTCGCGGGGTCGAGTGCGGTTTCGACTCAGCCTGACTTAGCTTGTGATCCAACTCACGCTGCGACCACGGCGGCGAGCACGTTAGATTCCACTCGCTAAGGATGGCCATCGCTTCGGCCCGGTGGAGTGCGAAGTCGTTGACCAAGACTCTCGCGAGGTCGTAGGTGGTCGAGTGACCACCCTGACCGCTGACCGCGCCCGGCACCTTCGCGGCGTAGGCTTTCGCCCGTTCGTATGGGGTCAGCATTTCGCGTTGAGGAGGTGACGGAGTTTGACGTTCTCCGCGACAAGTTCAGCAATGATTTCGGACGGCGACCCATTGGCCATTAGTTCATCGCGTATCGGTGCAACCGTCCCGTGACTCGGCAGGAGGCTGATGCGTCGAGCGGCCTCGGTGATGAGTTCCGCACGTGCGTCCTTGGTCGTCGCGATGCCTTCGAGCATGCCCGCAAGGATGCCGTTGGAGATGGATTGGAGGAGAGTCATTGCTCAAAAGACATTTCCTCCTGTTCGCGATGGTTCTTTGCCGACTCGAGGTTTTTTACAGCCTGTTTGTAGTAGGCTGATTTGAGTTCGACTCCGATTGCTTTGCGATTATTGATCACCGCCCCGTAAACCTCACTACCGACTCCCATAAACGGGGTGAAGACGACCTCTCCGGGATTTGACCAGAGGACACAGGCGCGTTCGATAACATCAAGCTGCAACGGGTGAACGTGACGCTCATCGTCGGGTTCCCGGCTCTCTCGGTAAGGAAGAACTCGGTCGATGCGCACATCATCCCAAAAACTGCTCGCATACTGACGCCAAATCCAATGACTGAAACGGTTCTCAGTCTGTTTACCCTTGTGCCCTTTATACTGCTGAAGCTCATGCGGAATCACTCGCTCTCCAGCATAAGAGTGAAGGCCAGTGGGATGCGCGACTGGGATTTGATTTTCGCCACGGCGACGAAACATCAACAGGTAATCAGCCCCAGCGACATCGCAGAGGGTAGAATCTTCGACGATTTGAGCGTGCGCTAATCCCTTAGCCATCGTGCGCAATCGAACCCCGAGCGGTTCTTTCCAGATGGCCCGTCGGCCACAGAACTGCCACCCATGCTTTTCGTGGAGGCGAATGATGTCGCCGGGGAAGTCAATAAGACCTGTGCCAACATTGGCCCCGCATCCCATCCTCGCCGTCTCACCGTTGCCAGTTCCGGGAACGTCCATACAATGAACCGCGCTTATGCGTCCAGCCTTGGTCAGTCTCGCAAGTTCCGCAACCACATAGCCATAATGGACGAAGAACTCTGAGTAGTCGCGGCAGTTGGATAAATCCATCGGGTCCGAACTGTAGTTGTAGAGTCCGCAAAATGGCGGCGAATAGACAGACAAGTCCACTGTGTCATCGGGAAGCGAGCGCATCACTTCGATGCAGTCTGCGTTGTAAAGTGCGTAATCGTTTGTGAGGGTTTGATCTATAACCATACGGGGTTTGTTTGTTTTTGGGTGTGTTTGTTCTGCTTAATGATGCGTAACTCGTTGTTAATGAGTTCGCAAAGTTGCTCAAACATCCGCGAGGATGCTTCTGCTTTCCTGCTTAGGTTCGCGAGGATTCCGCGCTCTCCCTCGCTCGATACCATGTCAATCTTGACGCTCTTTTGTTGGCCAAATCGCCAGCATCGACGGATCGATTGGTAATACTGCTCGAACGAGTGCGACGGGAAAAATGTCTGGTGCCGACAGTGCTGCCAGTTCAAACCGAATCCAGCGATGACGGGTTTTGAAATCAGAACTCGGATTTGACCATTTGCGAATGCTTCAAAGGTTTCCTCCTTGAAGTCATCGGAATCACTGCCTTCAACCTCTACCGCATCGGGAACGAGTTTCTCTAGTAGGTGTCCTTCATCGTTGAGGTGACACCATGCGACAGCGGGTTCTTTTGTTGCTGAGATTAGGGAAGCAACCTTCTCACATCGTTCGTTCAATGTTCGACGCCTCTCTTCTCTTTGCTCCTGCAAACTGATCGCTGGAAGGTCGAACAACAAATCCTCCCTCGGCCTTGCCGCTTGAATGACGTGCTCAAAAGTTTCAAGCGGTGGAAGTTTGTATCCCTCATCTGAGAAGCCGACATCGGAGGGTTTGCGAACCGCTCTTGCCCATGAACATACCCACCTCCAGAAGTCTCTCTCTGAGTGCCCCCGGAACCGATAAATGTTCGACCTGAACTCTTCGCTTCGGCTTAAGGTCGTTTCGGCCTTTTTGAAGAAGCGACTGAGCATATCCATGAATCCAAGTTCACCGAGTGCCTCGGCACTATTTCCCAACTCGATGTAATCGTTTGGAGCAGCGGTTGCCGTGCAGAGCAAGCGATACGGCAACTTGCGCATGAAGTCAGTCACCTCGGCTTTTATTTTGCCGTCGAAGTTTTTGAGAATGCTCGATTCATCGCAGACCACGCCGCCAAACTGTTGCCAATCAAACTTGTGTAACTGCTGGTAGTTGGTGACCGTGATAGGTGCGGCAATCTTGCCGTCGCGAGACTGTGCGGCATCGATTCCGAACTTGTGAGCCTCTCGAACGGTTTGAGCACCGACTGCTAGCGGCGTTAGGATAAGGACGGGTTTGCCTGTCTTCTGGACGACGTTTTGCGCCCACACCAGCTGCATCGGGGTCTTGCCCATACCACAATCGGCGAAGATGGCGGCTCGGCCTCGTCGGATTGCCCATTCGACAAGTGATTTCTGAAACGGAAACAAGAACTCAGGAATGACGAGAGGCTCAAAACCGAAATCCCCTTGCAGCTGTGTTTTGCCCTCGAGAAATGTTGAGTAACTCATAGCTCGAGCATCGCGGGTGGAGGTGGCAATGCGGCCCAGTAGACCACGGCGGCAGGTGCTTTGATGTTAGCCCAGCCTTTACTTAATCGGTGACTGATCGCGCAGAACTCGCGACCTCGTTCGATTGCTGCGACGATGACGGGGATGTCGCGTTTGGGTAGCTCGAGACTAGCGTCTCGCCAGTGTAGTGTAGATGTTGGTGTCATTTGTTGGGGTTGTTGTTGTTTCGGTTTCCGACCGCAACGAGGCCGACAAACACGGCCACTAGTGCGGCGGCGATTAGCCCGGCCCCGAGGCGGTGGAGGGTGTTCATTTTCCGCTGAGGAGTTGGTCTAGTTGAGCTTCCCGCACGAGTGAGGCGTCGAGTTGCCGTTGAAGTTCCGCGTTCCGTCGATGGAGCACTTGCGAGGCTTGCGGAATCATGGCCTCCAACTCCTGCACCCTGAGTGCGAGTTGTTCGGCCCGAGTGCAATAGCCTTTGGCGAGTGTCCACGGGTTTCGCTCGCGGAAGTCGTTGATGATGCGCTGAAGTTGCGCCTTCTCGCGGTTCGGTTGCGATCCCATCTCTCCCGTCGTCGCGTCGGTGTAAATGGCAGTGTCGGCCATGTCGTCGAGGATTTCGGTGAGATACATCACGATGACGGCGTGGTCAGTCATTTGAGCACCTCCGCGAGTCGTTGGATGACTCCGTTAAACTCGGCAGGGTCCACACGTTCGGACCGAGCCTTCGAGAAGATGCGAATGGCCTTCTCGGTCAGTTCGGTCACCTCGGGATTCTGCAACTTCTGCTCGATGGCCGTCGCGTCACGCAACACCGAGTCAATCCACTTCCCGATGTCCCAACCGTCGAGGTCGCACCAGTAGTGCCAGTCTCGGACATCGGCGTTGATGCGATTGAATCCGCGAGTAAGCGTGCGGCAGTGAGTCATTCGCAAAAACGGCACATCGTATTGGTGTTGGTAACTCATTCGAGCACCTCCCCTGCGTTGATGGTTGCGAGTTGCTTGGTGAGTGCCTCGATTTCGCGTCTGAGGAACCGAATCTCGAAGGCCATCGATACGCGGCTTTCGTTGGGTCGGTTCTCGGTGGCCTCATCGCGAATGATTTCGCGGAGTGTATCGCGGAACCTTGTCGAGAGGAGCATGGCCTCTACTTCAACCCGCGCAGCCTCCCGTGCGAGTTGTGCGACTGCCTGTGACTTGTGGACCAGCTGGTCCAGTTGTTGGGGTTGCATAGGTTAAAACGGCACTTCGTCAGGTCCTTCTGCGGCGATTTCAGCGGCCTTGATTTGCTGCAAGACCTTGTCAGGGATTTGGCTGCGTCCCTTGCGCGGGTCTAGTGGGCGCACCCTGTAGGCTTGGCCCTCTGACCCGTCCTTCTTTTGGTACGTCTCGGTGAACCCGACGAACTGTAGTTCGTGCCCATCGAACTGCCGCAAGAAGTTGATGAAGTTCTGATCCTTGCTGAAGTCGAAGTCCGCACCGTCCTTGACCGCAATCTTCGTCCCTTGAGGGTCAACGGCGGCGAGCAGCACGTTTAGCTTCCAGTGCATTCGGTCCGAGTTGATGAAGTCATCACCAGCCTTTTCCCCGCTTTCCGTGACGTACTCGAGACGGATTTTCGTCTCCCCTTTCGGGGTGCATTCCAACTCCTTCGGGAAGGAGATGGTGCCCTTATAAATCCCCGGGGTCTTGAGGTAGCCCGAGGGTGCTGGTGCGTTTCTATCGATTTTGAACATTGTTTATGAGAGTTTGGCGATTAGGTCTGCTGTCCGTGCGAGGATGTCTGCTTGGGTTCTTCTGTTCAGATTGCTGAGTGCATCGGTTTTGAAGAATCCGAGTGCCGTCGCGTAATGCTCACCGAGTGCCTCGCGAAAGGCCTCCTCGGGGTCTGCTGGCGGCAACTCGGCCACGGGTGCGACCACCTGTGCGGCGGCGACTCGTTCGACTGGTGCCGGGGTGAAGTCTGACACCTCTTCGGGTGTGTAGACTCCGCTGACCACGTCTGGCGCGAGCAGTCGCACGGCCTCGCTGATCAACCTCGCCGTCAGCATTTGCCGAGGGTGGCGTTTGTAGTTGTCCTTGAGTTCACCGCCCTTTCCGAGCGCAACGCCCGAGGCGACCAACTCCTGCATCGTGACCTCCATCTCGAGGTCGTTGTCGCGGTAAATCCACCGAGCTTTGACCCGCTCGGAGGTCCGAGTGCCCCAGATGACCTTGCCCCCGGCAGCGACGAATCGCCCGAGCATAGCATCGGCTTTCATGCTCAGCTTGCCGTCGAGCAGGTGGTAGGTCTGGGTAACCTCAAACGGGGTCAGGCCAGAGGTTAGGCACTGCAAGGCCAGAATCGCCCCTTGTGCGGGTTTGGTGCATCCGAACATTCCCGATGCGGCGAATGCCTCGCCCAGCTGCATCGCGGCCCCTACGGGGTCCGATACGTTGGTGAATAGTGATAGTGTCTTCTCCATTTCTTTCTGTTGTGTTTGTGTTGGTTGTGTTGTTACCGCTCAACCTGAGCGGCGAGGATGAGCAACGCATCAGCGTTGTTCAAAGTGACTTTGACCGAAGGAAAACGGCGTTGAGCCTCTTCCTTGAGCCTGTTCTTCCAGACCCGCTGCTCTTCGCCGGGTCTCTTTGCAAATCCGATGACCTTCTGCCACTTCTTCGGCGGCACCATAAGGAGCGCGAATCCCAGCGACATGGCCACTCCTTGAATGAACCCGACGTTCCGGTGAAGGACGGCGAGGCTTGAGTGCCCTGCGCCGAAGATGGCCTTCGCGGGGAGTTCCATCACCACCGTCTTCGCCCCTGCTGCCTGTAGGTTGCGAAGAGTCATGATGATGTCTCCGTCGGTCTCGGGCATCCTGACCGCGCGTGGTCCTTCCGCGTCCTGCCACGCGATGCCACCGTTCACCCCGGGGTCGATTGCGATGATCATACGATGACGTTGGGGCGGCGGTTTCGCCTTTTCTCAGGAGAGCAGCTGGTGCAGAGTCTGCGCCCCTGCACCTTCGGCACAGGTCCCGAGCATCTGCGACACCGAACCCCGGGGTAGATTCCGATGTGGAGGAGATGTGACTTGATGAGCAGATGCTCGCCTTTGTCGAGCGATTCTGTGATGCGCTCTCGGTTCTCTGAGACGAGTAGGAGGATTGATTTGATGTCCATAGGTTATTCCGTTGGTTCCCCAAATGCCGCTAGAAAGCCCAGCGCATAAGACACCAGCAAAAGAGCACCCAATGCCAGCTGGAATCCGAGCACTTCAGTTTGTGAGATTGCGACGGCGTCGAATGAGGCCATCGCGAAGAGCATTGGTGAGAGTTGTTTGTCGGTCATGGTGAGGTTGTGGTTTGGGTTGGTTACTTGCTGAGCTTGTCCACCAGCTGCTCGAGCGTGTGCGGCGTGTCGTCGATGTAAAAGAGGCCATCGGCCTCGGCTTGAAACATTGCTTTTGCAACGGTCGCCATCAGTTCGCGTGCGGGAGTGCGTTTTGCGAGGGTATAAACTCGACCGTATTCGTCGCCACCTTCGAGCACCACTTCAAGACAGTGGACTTCGCCTGTTACGTCGGTGAGGTCGAATCCTCTCCAGAGTCGCACCTCAATGCATTCGCGGCCTTCAAACGTGGAGAAGTCTGCATCGCGGACTGCTTCAGTTTGCTCGACCACTTCGTCGAAGATGTCGAGCATGGTTGACCCCATGAGAGCTGCCTCGGCCTCGCGGACAGCTTCGTCGAATGATTCGGCTTCACCTTCTCCGCAGACGTTGGACCACATGAATCGGCCTTGTGAGTAAGGTGATGGCCAGATGTTACTCTCTTCGCGGACGTTTTCGTGACGGTATTGTATGGAGGTCATAACGTGAGATGTTTGTCTTTCGTTGGTGTTGTTCGTCTCAGGCAACCGCGCCCTCAACTGCAACCAGTAAACCACACCCCCAGAACGGTTGCAAATGTTTTTTTTCTTTTTTCTTCATCCATCGCAACTGCCTTGTGTCGCAGTAGTTTACAAAGCAAACGGGACCGCCAACCCTCACGTCAGCGGCCCCGCACAACCCCAGACAAACACGTCTGAAGGAAAGAATCGTCCCAAACTGCGCGAGGCTGTCAACAGTCTGCTCTAAAGCTCTCGCACATAGTCGGTTATTTCGGAAAGTGATTTGCGAATGACTGCCCGTTGCTCTTGCGTAAGTGCGTCACGGTCAACTTTTTGCGCCCAACGTCGGAACCCTTGCGCGACTCGTTCAACGGTCGGAACCTCTTTGAGATGAGGGGTTTTGCATTGCTGGAAACGGTACTTGGTTTTGTTCCACTGAGTCTCAGGGAGCGATAGCCACGCCTGAATCTCGGTTTGCAGTTTCGAGAGGTTCGCGGCGGTCATCCCGAGGTCTTGCGCGGCCTCGGCAAGAGTAGACCACCCGATGAGACTCTGGAGGTCGGCGGCAAAGCAAAGTGCGACGGTCTTGGCCTTCGCATCACCCGGCCCCATCAACCACGCGAGGACGCGGTGCAGAAACATCCCGCCCGTCCGGGTGTCTACCGTTGCGGCGACCTTGGCCACCTCGGATTCATGCCATTGCGAGATTGCGCGTGCGGTCTCGATGGGGATGCGAAATCGGTCGGCCAGTATCTCGGCGGGTGAGTCGAGTTCGCTCGGGTCGAAGGTCCAGAGCGCATCCTGCTGCGCGGCGGCTTTTTCGGTGGTGTCGGGGATGTAGTTCACGCCAAAGCACTCTCAAACAGAGAGGCTTCCGCGTCACGCCGTTTCTGCAAGCCCGTAGTGTTCGGCCACAAGCGTTTCATCGAGCGCAGGAGGTCGGGGATGTCATAAAGACGACCGTCTCGGAGTGCGTTTTGAATCCCGACCATCTCGGCGCGACGGTCGCCCGAGAGTGCTGCGCCCCTGTTGAACACCAGCGAGATAAGCGCATCGCGTGCGGGTGCTGATAGAGTCTCAGCCTGTGGATAAATCCGCATCGTTTGCAAATAGAACCGAGGGACGGTGATTCGCTGGAACACGTCGAGAGCTTGGTTCCAAGTGACCTCGATGGATCGCACGGCCTCGCGGGAATGAAGCCACAAACGTGCGGCCTCACCGCGAATGCCGAGGGACCCTTTGAGCAACTCAAACGAGGTGTCCGCAAGGACTGGTCCCCAACTTTCCGAAAACTGCGCTTCGGTGTTGTATCCCAAATCGAACCCGATGCCGACGGTCACGCCAGACTGCTCGCCCGGCCACGTTGGGCGAGAGAGAAACTTGCGGAAGTAGGATTCACCTCCACCGACTTCGTAATCGAGGAGGAGTTTGAGACCTTCAGGTGAGAGAGTCATTTGCGGAGTTCGCGGATGAGTTGAATGGTCTTCAGAACCGTGTACACCAAAGCGGCAGAAGCGGCACCAATGCTGACCAGCTGGTGAACCTCAGTCAGGCCGAGCATCAGTGCGGCGAAGTTTACCGCTGGGACGACGAGGAGATCGTGCGGGTTTGTTTGGTCGAGGTTCATCGGCTTTTGGTGGGTGTGGTTTTACGAAGGTGACAAAGTGCCATGCGGCAGCGACGGCGAACGTCACGCCGAGGCCGATGTTGAGGATGATTTCGGATACAGGAGGAGTGCTGAAGGTGACGATGTTGAGCATTGCACCGACGGCCACAAGCGAGAGACCGCCCTTCAGCAGTCGAGCCAACCACGGCGAACGGTAGATGGCCGACTCAGGCCTTCCGAACACGAACACCACAAACGCAACGCCACCAGCGGCAATGAGTGCGTTAGCGGCCCCGTTTGCGAGGGTGAGGAGGTTCGGGTTCATGCTCATCAATAATAGGCGCGGGTATCAACTTCCGCGATGCGTACTCGACCGCTCGAAGGCCGACGAACCCGAGGAGGAACGCAATCGCGTACTGCGTGCGCTCGCCGTCGATTTTCGCGAACTGAACGACGACCGGGGTGAGGTAGTTTGCAGCAGCTGCTCCAGCGACGAGGGAGGAGATGGTGCTTCCGAGATTGCGAGCGGCGTTTTCCCCCGTGGTCAGCACGGCCCCGAAAAGCCCTGCGGCGAGAAGTGCAATGTCGATGCCGTATTCCTTGAGGTTCATTTGCGCTCGGGTGATTTGTTTGGAGTCGCCGCTGACCCGTAGTAAAAGGAGACGACCATGCCCCATGAGGTCGAAAGCGAACCGATGAGCATCGTTATCCCTGCATTGTCCCAGAGGTCGAAGTGCCCAGTCAGCAACCCGGCGAGGACGCCGAAGAAACCGAGCGTGATACCGAGCGCAAGAAGTGCAGGGACCGACGAGTTCAACCTCACTTGCATCTTTCGTGCGCTGTCGCGGTCCTCGGTTGCCAGTTTTTCGAGGTCGATGTCCAACTCCTTCATCCGCACCGCGAGTTGAGTGTCGGCCTCGCGCAATGCGGCAACCTGTTCGCCTGTGAGCGTCCCCGCGTCGAGAGCATCACGCACCTTGCTCGCGGTCGGTTCGGATAGACCAATCGCTTTGCCAACAGCTTCAACGGCCATGCCTCCAAGCGGCCCACCGAGAGCACGGCCAATGGTCGGCAAAAGCGATTTCCAGTCGAAAGTCATTTCTCCTTACGGAAGACGTTTATAGCGGCGTAAACGCTCACCCCTGCGGTGAGGATGGCCTCGGCCTGATCGGGGGCGAGACGCACGCCGAAAACGGTCAGCAATGCGACCACACCCCTCCATGTCGAGGGTTCTAAGAGTCTGGCGATTATGTATTTCATGGGTTAAAAATAGGTTGTGACCATTACCATTCCGGCGGCTCCGTTTCCTCCTGCGCCGGATTGCGATCCTGTTTGGGTTGCTCCTCCTCCTCCTCCTCCAGCGGCTGGGAAACCTCCTGCTCCTCCTATTCCTCCGTCCGCGGTTAGTTGCGCTCCGCCTCCTCCTCCTCCCGATCCGGACGCGAGAAAACCGATTTCGGCGTTGGAGTTGGCGTTTCCGTTGCCGCCGTTGATTGCGGTTGTGGTGTTTCCGGCTCCCCCTCCTAGCGCGTTGAGTGCATTCGAGCGACCTCCGTTGCCTCCAAAAAAAGGTGCGTTCCCTGTCGAAATCCCCCCCCCTGCCCCTCCTCCTGCGCCACCATAGCTCCACGCGACATTTTGCGCGTTCGGGTTGCCGATGGCTCCGGCACCACCGTTGACCGCTGCGCTCGCCCCTGCATTTGAGTTGAGCGCGGCGGCGCCTCCGCTTCCTAGAGTGATGCTGCCACCAACCCCGCCTGCTCCTCCCGTCGCGATGATGCCGTCGAAAGATGAACTCCCACCCGGGGAGCCTGTGTCTCCGTTTGCGGTTACTGTTTTTCCTGCCCCTCCTGCCCCTCCTGCGCCGATCACAACAGGAACCGATGCTCCTAGAGAATCGGCAGGGATTGTGACGTTGAGGTAGCTTCCTCCTCCACCTCCTCCACCTCCGCAATGAACAACGGTTGTCGATGGGTCTTTTCTGCCAGATCCTCCTCCACCTCCTCCAGCGAACATCTGGACGCAAACGGCTTTTGCTCCTGTTGGCTTTGTCCAAGTTGCCGTGCCGGACGGGTGAGTTGTGAGGGTGTAGAGATTGATTTGTGGCGGCGTCCCTCCTCCGGTTGGTTTGTCCGCGAGGTCGTTGTAGCTGCCGGAGGTGGCAACGGTTGCGAGACTCGGCGTGCCCGATAGGTCGCTATACGCGCCAGAGGTGGCCACGTTAGCAAGTGCGGGTTTGCCGCTGAGGTCAGCATACGCGCCAGAGGTGGCCACCGTTGAGAGTCCCAACGCCGTTTTCGCGGCGGCGGCATCAGTTGCCGATAGCAACTGTTTGCCCACCGTGGTCGCCTGACCGAGGAGGTTGTTTGAGACCTGTTGCATGGTTAGCGATAAAAGAATGCGAGCACGAAGGCTGGGCCACCGTCCCCGCCTCTGCCACCGCGAGACTGATACAACGATGCGGCCTCGGTGATGCATCCACCACCGCCACCTCCTCCACATCCCGGCATAGCGTTCGCGCCGTCTCCACCACGACTGCGACTGCTCAACCCGTCAACGTAAGACCCTCCCCCTCCAGCACCTCCGAAGAAGCAAGTCGGAGTGCCAACGGTGTGATAAATCGGGATTGCATCACCGCCCGTTGACGAACCGTTGGCAAAGGTGCTGCGACCTTGGAAGTCCACAGTGGTCTGCGCGATTGCGTCGAACAGGAACCCGTTCGCATCGCAGATTCCACCGCCGTCGTAGTCACTCCCATCTGCTGCCGCACCTCCTCCCGAACCGGGATGAACGGTTGCGAAATCATCGGTGCCCCACGACTGCACGATTGGCGCAATGCCAGCCGAGTTGTAACCACCCGTGCCGACGCTGAAGGTCGGATTGATGCGCCCTGTAGGAGCATTGTTCGATAGGCCAGCTGCTGATCCTGTGTTTCCCGCAAGCCCTCCTTTGCCTCCCTCGTTGCTCGGAATGTTGATGAGCATCTGGTTTGTCACCCCTTGGGTCATCCCTTGGAATACGGCCCCGTTGCAGTAGAGTTGCAGACCTCCACCGTCGCCACCTTGGATGCTCTCGCCATTCATGTTGTCGTAAGCCCTCGGCGTTCCTCCAGCACCAGCACCACCGAGCACGGCGGTGAAGGTCACATTTTCGCAGGGCAGACGCTGGATGCGTCGGAGCACTCCGTTGGACCCACCAGCACCTCCACCAGCTGCTGGTGCTCCCGGGTCGTTAACCTTCTCAAACAACGCACCCGCGCCTCCTCCTCCTCCAGCCGAGCACGCGATGATGTCGACCCACTTGTACCCAGATGGTGTTGAGAATGAAACGGTCTGATTTGACCCTACTTGCCCCTGCGTTAGGAGCACATGAAACTCAAAGCTGGATGCCTGACCACTCGGTGTGATCGGTTCCCACTTAGATAAAGTTGCGTTCCATGTGAGCACCTGTCCGCTAGTTGGTGCTGCAGTTGAAACGCTTCGCCCCTGTATTTTGTCCACAGTCGGGTTTGGGTACGTCCCCGACAAATCACCACCCGCTGACCCCGATGGTGCTCGCGAGTTGCTCAAGCGCGAGTCATTTCCCTCGCACGCCGTCCCTGCGGTGCTACCGAACGAAACCGAGAGCGTGCGATCTGAGGCGAGAGTGCCACCACCAGAGAGACCTGTGCCTGTGCTGATTGAGCGTGTGGTTTGCACGGCATTGACGATGCGCGAGTCATTTCCAGCGGCCACGGTGTTGGATGTGGTGCCGACTGATTTCGTCGCGGAATCACCCAACCCTAAGTTGGTCCGCATCTGCGCTTGGTCCGTCGAACCCATGAAGGTATCGACCACTTGTGTGACTGGTAAATCTGCCATGATTTTGAGTGGTTAAGCTGCTCTTGTGTACTTGTCTGTGGTGCCCGGGCGAAGGTAAGTTCCTCCCTCGGGACGAGTGAAAGTGTAGGTTGTCGTGCCACCGCCACCACCGCCTGTTGTCGGCATAACCAGCATGGCGTCCCACTTGGTCGAGTCGGTTGGCACCTCGGAACCCGAAACCGACTTGCGAACGTAACACCCAATGGTCTGCGCGGCGGTGTCCTCGTACCGAACCACTTGGCCAACGGTGTACACGGTGCTCGAAGAGTAAACCCCGACGAATACGAACGAAGTCCCTGCATCGCCAGCTGGTCCCTGCGGCCCCTGCGCCCCAGACGCCCCCGATGGCCCTGCGACTCCTCCCGACGCGACAAGGACGTTGATTCTCTCGTTTAAAAACGGCGCGACGAGGAAGGTGATGACGCCGCTTGTCACAACGTAATCGATTCCAGCCGACTGCATCACCCCGCCGACCGAGACGATGAAGTGTGCATCGGTCGAATCGGTCGAGCTTGTCTCGAACACGGTTTGCGACCCTGTGCCCGTGAAACCGAACTGCGTAAGCGCAAACGAACCACTCCCGCCGATGCTCGTAGGCTTGTCCGTGAGGTCGTTGTAGCTGCCCGTATTGGCGACGGTCGCGAGTCCGAGGGAGGTTCTGGCCGCTGCTGCGTCGGTCGCTGAAATGAGGCTTTTACCGACCGCCGTCGCGTCCTTTAGCAGTTGGTTAGAAACTCGCTTCATACCATTGGGGTGCTCGTCAAATGCGAGAAGTCCAGACCGAGTCCTGTGATCCACGGTTTCGGCTCCCCGTACCATCCCGCGCCAAACTTGGTCTCCGCGAAATCCTCAAACGCTCGCAAAAACTTTGGACGCACGGCGTCGAGCGAGAAGTTGGCCCGTGCGAAACGCACCATTGCCGAGCGGTCGATGCGGTCCACGTTGGCTATCCCTCGCAGGATGTCGCGCATTGAGAGGCATCGGAACCCATTGACTCCATCGACGATGTACTCCGTCATCGCGCCGAAGTCGCTAACGATGGGGACGCACCCCGAGAGCATCATCTCAACTGCCGTCCCTCCGAACGGCTCCCAGTATTGGGAGAGAAGAAAGCCGAACCTCGCGCGACCCATCAACTCGCGCCGCTGCTCGATACCAACGCACCCAACAAACTCAACGTGATCAGGCCACTCCTTGAGACCAAACGCATCTGGTCCACCTTGTCCCGCGACCTTCAGCTTGATGCCCATGCGCTTGCAAGCGTCCATCGCAACGTGGAGACCTTTGTTGACCCCGATGCGCCCGATGTAGAGCGCATAATCTTCACGCGGCAAAGAGTCGTCGAAGTCGGCCAGATTGAAATAGTTCGGAACCACGCGCCACGACCATTGCGGCTTGCAGTGAGAGACTCGGTCGGTGCCGTAATGCGCGGCCAGAAGCGGGTAGGATTCGTAACAGCGGAATGGCGCGAATGCGTGACCGTTGCCGATGCCGGGTTCAACGACGACCAAGTCGTTGTCCTTGTTTGCGGCGAAAGTTGCTTCAGCGGTCCCGCCCCAAAACGCGAGGACGAAGTCCCCCTTCTGCTTGGTCTGCAAAATCGCATCCCCCGCCACCAAGTTGTAGACGCGGTGCGACAAGTCCGAACTCGAGAACTTGAACTGGTTTTTGCGCCAGTCGAAATCGCCGTAAGTCTGCTGGTGGATTTCGCGAGTGATGACGTTGACGTGTTCGTGCGCAGCAGTTTGCGAGTCTGGGTGACCGTAGTGGACCGTGCGGAAGTCCTTGGAGTCTTTGAACATCTCCAAGAACTTCAAGACCTTCTGCGTGAAAGCGCACGCTGAGTATTCTGGATGCGTTACGGTGTGAGGGACAGCAAGGCAATGCAACGTAGTCATGTCGCATAGGCTGGAGCAAATGCTCCACGCCTCAAGTGTAGAAGGGGATAAACTTGCCGCCGATCCCTACATACCACCCTGCGATCTGCGTCGGGTTGGTCGGTAGGTTGTCCGTCTCGCCGATGCCATACCCCTGTGGTCCTTGCGGCCCCGGTGGCCCGGGTAACCCGCTCGCGCCTGTCGCTCCTGTTGCGCCATCCTCTCCTAAAGTACCCGATGCGCCAGCTGGACCTGACGGACCCTGTGGCCCTGCTGGCCCAGCTGGACCCTCTGGCCCCGGTGGACCTCCCGGCTCGCCCGGCTCGCCTTTTGCGCCAGCGACTCCCGGTAGCCCGCTCGGACCCGTCGCGCCATCTGCACCAGTTGGCCCCACGATACCTTGCGCCCCTTGCGGCCCTGCGGGTCCACTCGGCCCCGGAACGCCTTGCGGCCCGATTGGACCGCTCGGCCCAGTCGCGCCTTTCAAACTGCGATTCGTGAAAAACCAACCAGACCCGCTCCCGACGCCCGGGTTGTCCGTTTTCTCATAAATGTCGCCTGTTAACGCATTGATCCAAATGTCCCCGACGATGCCTGTCTCCCAGTCGTTAAGGTTCGGCGCACGGTCTTCGATGAAGATTTCAGTCCCCGGCGGTCCCGGTGGACCTCCGGGTGTACCGGGTTCGCCACTTGGCCCCGCAAATCCTCGCGGCCCAGTCGCTCCCTCCGCACCAGCGAGTCCAGACGGACCTTGCGGACCAACTGGCCCCTGCGCCCCCTGCAAACCCGATGGACCCTCTGGCCCCGTCGCGCCACTTGGCCCCGTCGCGCCCGTCGCACCACTCGGCCCCGTCGCACCACCCGGCGACCCTGCTGGCCCTGATGGACCGCTCGGCCCAGTCGCGCCTGTCGCTCCACCAAACTCACCCGCTGGACCTTGCGGCCCGACCTCGCCCTGCAAACCACTCGGTCCCGTCGCGCCACTCGGCCCCGTTGCGCCACTCGCCCCTTGTGCGCCAGATGGTCCTGCGACACCTTGAGGTCCGACCGTCCCGCCCGAGGCGATGAGCACGTTGATTTCCTCTCCGCTCGGTGGCGCAGAGGCAAACGTGATCAACCCGTTTGTCACCGCGTAGTCAGTCCCCGCTGACTGGAACACGCCACCGACGGCGACTATGAAGTGCGAATCGACCGAACTGGTTGAGGTGGTTTGGAATGTGGTTTGAGCACCCGTGCCCGTGAACAACTCTTGCGAGAGTGCAAATGAGGTCGTGGTGCCTGTGCTGGTGACGAGGGTGTTCCACCCGCTGGAGTCGCTCTTTGGGAACGAGAGAGTGCCGTCGGCGGTGTTGACGAGAAGCACCCCCTGCGGAATCCCTGCGGCAGATGGGAGACCACTCGTCTCCTTGC